GAAAAACTATCCCCGCTGGTCGGTGGGCCGATACCCAATCGGTCTATGGAGGGAATTCAAATAGGGCTCTGGTAGTCCGCTCGCCATCGCCTTCGGTCTTTCCGTTATGGAAGGTTTGCTTACGGTCCACGTAGGTTCTCCGACCTTGCGAGGAAAGATTGCGCTGCTTTGCAGTTCCCTTAACTGGGGCGGGTTAGGACGTCGGTAGGGTGCCTGTGGCCCTGCGGCAGGCGGATCTAGCACGTAACGTATCCCTTGCCAGGGAGAGCGTGCCGAATTGCTATGGGTTGGTGTAGGTCCTCGGTTGTGTACGGCTCCTCGTCCACCTACATCACACATGAGAAACTGATGACGACACAGGCGTGTCTAGGACTCATGCGTAACTGCTCCGATGGGATATTAGGTGTAACGACTGCCTGTAAAGTTAAAGAGTTAGCAACTCGGGCTGACCAGTCTGCCCTTTGCGTGGGGTGTGGCATACGCTAGGACGTGGACAAAAACAACAAACTAACAACAACAACACCAAGCCAAAAAGAAAGATGGAACAAGCAGCTATCCCCCTTAATCAGGGCAGCAACACCGCGATGTCGGAGGATATCGGGCTAGCCGCTAACATTTTACCTGTCGAACAAGACGACCAGGCTTCTGATTCCGCAAGCGTGGCAGACCAAAATAACCTTATTGAAAACAACCTCCTACCTGATGAGTTGGAGGCACAAAAAATTAGAAAAACCCTCGAAAACGATAAAAAACCAGAAAACGTTAAAAAAGAAAAAACTACTGGTGAGTTCACTGATGTAGTGCAGAGCGCCGGACTTATGGCAGATCGGGTGCAAGAGGTGGTCGACGTGGCGACCTGGGCTAAAGATGTTGCAATCTGGGCAGAATTCAACGCTTTCGATAGGAATGCCAGTGCGACGCGCCAAGATCCTATTAAGACGAGTGCGATCGACTGGTTGCTAAATCAAGCTCCAACACACCAACTGGACTCAACCAGTGCTAATCCCCCTACTTGGGTACCGGTCGGTTGGGGTGGCAAACCCAACTATGCCTTAACGATAAGCAGGAGAATCTTAATAGCTATCGATGCAGCTGAAGGGGCAAGGCATGATGTCTACGTGACCGACTCAGCTAATTTAGGCATCGCGTGGCCTGATATAGGTCATCCTGACTCGCCGTACGCGCCTTCGGAGGTTCGAGGCCGTCCATCCATGAAACACTACAATGCTGCTGTGAGCCCGCAAATCATCTCCAAGATAACCCAGACTCTCGATCCGACCACGGCAAAATTCTGGCAGACGAGCCTCCAGCTTAAAAATGAGACTGACGCTATGTGGATCTTGCGATACCGTGCTAAAGGTGCGCAGGTCGGGGATAACCACCTCCCTTTACTAGTAGCAGCGTGGCAGTACTACTTTGACGCTTGTCGTGCGCATGCTGCCGGCTTGGTGTGCTCTAAGCTTGGCCAACGCACCGCAGGCTACGCATACAACATCTACAAAGACACCAACTGGATCAGCTCAGTGGCAGAGCAAGGGAAAGAGATCGTCAACTGCATTGGTATGCCGCAAGACTACGCAACTTTCTGGGCGATGTGTTGTCTCCCGACCCAGGAGATTTTTGCGGCGCGGACCGACGCGCTGGGGACATTGTATAAGACCCCATTCGGCGCATGGCGCCGACGTATGCGTACCGAGATGTGTGTGATATCCGAGCATACGGTCACCTATCCATCTACAGCACCGAATTGGTGGACTAACCCGAACCTAATCTTGGGTTTCATGGAGATGTACTCTATGAAGTTCGGGCTCGATGATCAGATGAACGACGCTCTTTATGTGGCCTTACTTATACCCTTGATGACAGTCGTCGGCACTCCGATAACACTACCAGAACCAGTGCATTCCAAAGATTGGTTCGAAGGACTTGTCGAACTTGGACAGGGCTTAGATGCTGTCAGACAGCTACATTTGTCGTCACCGACGGCAACCACTGCGGCCTGGTCCACAAGCCAATCTGTTATGATTGGTATCTTAGGAGAAGTAGCTGAGGCCGAGCTAGCCCAACGTGAAGGAGTAGCAATTAGCCAGAACACCGCAGCGAACGTCATTAGGACGGTGGCTATGGCATTGAGCCGGCCAGGATCGTTTACAGCTACAATCCTCTGCAAACTCATGCACTTTCCCAGCACAGCAATCGAATTGGCCGGGTTACAAACGTCATTTGTGCCCGCGGGATCGCTAGTTCCCCCGCCGCTCTGGAACTATAGAAGGTTGGCATTATGGCAACACAACCTTGTCCCTATCCGGGCTAGCCGCAGCTACCTGAGTCATGGTCCTAACTTCAACAGGCTGTGGAAGCCCGAAGGTACACTGACCCCGGCGCACTTCGTCACGACGGTGAACGAGTTGCAAGTCTTAAGGAGGTATAGAATACTGGACGTAGTGGTGAGCGGCCAAAGCGAACTGATCCCATTCGACATTGTTTGGACAGCCAGCACCGGGCGCGTGACTATACCAGCAATGGATCCTGCCCTGCGGGAGAAGATCGCCTTAGTGAAGAAATACGGGGTCAAGCTCTATGATGTCGGATCGGCTGGTGTTGGATACCTGGACCAACCCGAACGCGACCCAGCTGAAGCGGTAGAGCTTTACAACTCTTGGCAATACATGGGTATAACTCCATCGGTCGCAGGATCAGACGTCCAGTACGGAGGCTTTGTCTACGACCGCCCACAGACAGGGGGACTTCCAGATGATTTAAATGGACCACAGGCCTATTCCATCACATCGGCAATAGATGCAGCTGAAGCGGCAGGAATGATGAAGAGACAGGCCATCTTCCGCAAACTAGCAACCTTCGGCGCCAGGGGAGAGATCAGGACGTCCCAGGGCAACTCCTCGGCGTTGCTCCCTGTAAACAGCGCTACAACAGAAGAGAGACGCGACCTCAGTGAGAACTGTGGTTGGCAGGGCCTGGTGAAGCTAGGGGTGGGGTACCCAACTGTCCAAGCACTAAAACGCGCAGTGGCAGGCCGGTTAGGGAATGATCCAATGTGGACAGCTTCCTTACCTGATAAATTGTCACTGGACGAACTCTCCGTTATTGCGGGTGTTTTGAAGATAGATTTGATGCTAGTCGAGTGCCGCCTGCCGGACCAGGTGGTTACTTGTGTGGTTGGTGACCCTGATTACAAGCGAGTTCTCTACTTAGCGGACGATCATTGGGATACTCACCCATCGAGACAGCTCCTTCATGCAGCTACCAGTGCCACCAGCAACCGTTCAGAAGCCGTGGCTAAGCCGACAGTTGAAATCTCTGACAAAACAAGGGCAGTGATATACGAGCAGGCAATCGAAAAGTACAACGTCAATAGTCTGACTAAACAAGGGCTGTTAGAGACCCATGCGGACCTCTTCCCACATCGAGAGCCGCCACGGTCACTGCTGGCTGCTGCACCTAGAGCCAATAGCCCCGCAGAATCACTTGGTGCAGGGGCTTGCGAATGCGGCTGCGCGCGTATCGCATCGAAAGCAACTCAAGCCTGCGACCAGATACTCGAGTTGATGGCGATGGAAACAGCCTTTCCCCACAGGAACGCAACAACATCCAAGAAGAACAACCTGCAGGTCAAAGATATATGCAAGATCATCATCCAAAAACTTAAGAATCCCAAAACCATGAAACCCAATGCTAGATTCGGCTGTGCAGCGGCTTGGTTGCTGCGTTCCCAAGGACAAGCAGCGGAATTCGTGACGTCGGTCGCGGCATGGGTGGTGTCTAACCGAATAGGACCAGCTGCGTGGAAGTGGCTATGGGTCGGAAAAGGCCTTTACCAGACGAACGAAGACGACTGGGTCGCAAAAGCCAAAAGCATACATGACGACTTGCGGAAACACGGTTACCCACCGCATGTACAAGCGACCGAAGAAGACTGGTCACAAAGTCTGTATCTGCAAGCTTTGTACGGCAGGGGAGGCGTCCTGGTAAACTGGGCTGAAGACTTCGCAAACAAAGCCAGCCACCCGGACCCTATCCAAGCTTGGGACGGGCGCTGTTATAGCCAGAAACTAGCCACAGAGATAATAAATGAAACTGTCAATTCAGTGGTGGAAACTGCTTACCCGAAAGCTGTACCTCAAAGTTTCGACCGGTTCATGGACAATGCATACGAATGGCTGGTTTCTGGTTCATCGGCTGGCATACCTAGCCCGCTCAAGAACTCTCCGATGCGTGATCTCGTACTGAAGGAGTATGGTTTGAGCCCCAGGCCCACCAAACGTTCGGTTATGGAAGCAATCCCGCGTGACAAAGTGTTGAAAATTTTGACCGAGACATCACCAAAGATTGTGGCAAAAGCACATATGAAGCTGAACGAGACAGGAGGTAAAGCGAGGGCGATCTACGGTGTGACGCTATGGCATTACATTTTCTCTAATTGGCTGATGGCTCCGGTAGAAAAACACTTGAACCATCGTTCAGTAGACATCAACCTAGACGGGTCAGCGATGCTAACCGCTACGCTGCACCGTTTGGGCCAAGTCGAAGCAAACATGGTCTTCAACTCCTACGACTACCCTGACTTCAATTCAATGCACACTTATGAGCACATGGCTTCGATCTACAGGGCCGCGAAACGCTGTGCAATTAAGGAGCTCCGGCAGAGGAGAGGGGCACAGGTCTCAGACCAAGACCTGGCTCTCATAGAACACGGGTTTGATTGGTTGATCGAATCAGTTTACCACCAGTACGTCATACATCCAGACACTGGGGCAATCATAAAAACCGCCAGTGGTTTATACAGTGGTGACCGCGACACTACGCTCATCAACACCTTACTGAACATAGCTTATGCTTCTGTCACAGATAGGTCGATGGCGCACAAGTATGTTGACCCTGGAGTGGTTGAACGTCTATGTCATGGTGATGATATCATCACAGTGCATCGCTCACTCCCAGGAGCGATGCTGTGGAACGACGAGGCGGCAAAGTGCAACCTTAAAGGTCAGGAATCAAAACTGATGATAGACCACAAACATCACGAGTACCTAAGGATCATGGGGTGCGACGATGTCAAACTGAGGGGGTGCTTAGCAAGATGTGTGGCCACGTACGTGAACGGGAACTGGGAGACTGAGCGTGTGGTTGGCGTTTGGGCAAAATTGCAAGAAGCGGCAAGCTCCCTAGCAACGTGGATTAGGAGGGGCGCATCTCAGGAAATCGTCCAAGAGCTCTGGTATATCAGCCGATATCGAATGCTGACGGAGACCTACAGGTTTACGCCCACAGACGCTAAGTCTCTCAACATCCGGGATAGTCCTCAGTCTTCAAACACAGCGACTCTTTCCTACGAACAGCTCCCGGCCAATGTGACGAGCCCGTACATAAAGAAGCTGGTGGCAGAATTACCCCACGATCTCAGGCCAACTAGCAAAGAGCTAGGTCAACTGCGTAGAGTGCTACAGAAGTCTACCTACGGTACCGAACTGCCACTAACTTACCAACAGACGGATCTAACCAAAATCAGTGATGGTGCGATTGAGACAGTCCGGACATTGGGTGGAGCTGCGGGGAGGGTATTCAACAGTCCTGATTACCACAAACTCAAACTCGAAGGTACAGCAAAATCGGATTGGCAGCTTAGGAACCGGATTAAAGCTGTTTACCATCTGCTATCTGCTATAGACTTGAGAGGACGGTCGATGTCTAAAATTGAGTTAATTTCTGCGCTCACGGGGGCCACGCGCGCGTCGGCAGCCCGGGTACTCGAGGCGGACGCAGAACTGGAAAGGTCGGCAAAATCCGCTCCGAGGTGGGACCTCCCAGCGGAACTCGCGTCAACCATAGTTGAGATCGAATGGACCCAAAAAAGTATCTTAGGAGCATGGCCGGAAACACTGTCGGGATCACAAGGGACGCCAGACGCGCGTTTGATTGCAGACATCGCAACATTAACCGATAATTACACAAGTGTGAGGGTCGGTGATGTACTCCGCTACTAAGTAGCAGCGCTTCTTCAAAGCGCAAACTAGGTGCTTAACACCTATCCAAAGTTAAGAGCAAAACACTACCCCAAGGAGAACCTGGGGTGGAAAATCA